GGTTCGGGGAAGACCCTGACCAGTCTGGCGTGGTACCTCACGTCGGTTTGTAACGCCGCCTCGTTCAAGAAAGGGGGGTCCTTGGCTAAGAAGAAGGTCAAGGGCTCCCCTACGCTGTATGTCATCACAACCGCTAAGAAGCGGGACTCCCTTGAGTGGGAGGAGGAAGCTGCGCGTCTCGGTCTGAGTACAGATCCTGCATGTAGTTTCACAGGTTCATCCATTGTGGTGGACTCGTGGAACAACATCGGGAAGTACTCGGATCGAGAACACGCGGTATTCTTTTTTGATGAGCAGCGTGCTTCCGGCAGTGGGCGCTGGGTCAAGGAGTTCTTGAAGATCACTCGTAAGAACACCTGGCTTCTGCTCTCGGCAACACCTGGAGATGTCTGGATGGACTACCTCCCGGTATTCATGGCTCATGGATTCTTCAGGACTCGTACGGAGTTCATGGAGGATCACGTCATATTTGACCGCTTCGCAAAATATCCCAAGGTCAAACGATACATAGGGGAGGCGAAGCTGCAGAGACTTCGTCGGAGTATCCTTGTGGAGATGCCGGTGGAGCGACACACTACTCGTGAGAGGGAGACTGTCTACTGCGATTACGACCGTGACTTGTATAAGTGGGTCGTGAAGAACAGGATGGATCCCTGGACAGATGAACCCCTTAGAGACGCAGGTGGGGTCTGCAGAATCTTGAGAAAGGTGGTCAGTGACAATGACTGGCGTTCAGAGCAAGCCAAGCGCATACTCTCAAGCAATGAGAGGGTTATCGTATTCTACAATTACAACTATGAACTCGATCGAATCCTTGCAGTTTCAGAGAGCCTTGGACTGCCTACGGCGCAATGGAATGGACATCGGCACGATGCTATACCAGCAGAATCTCGATGGGTCTATATCTGTCAGTACACCTCGGCAGCAGAGGGATGGAACTGTACTAGTACCGATACGGTTCTCTTCTGGTCCCTCAACTATTCCTGGAGAGTGACGGAGCAGTGTGAGGGTCGGATCGACCGACTGAACACGCCATATTCTCGATTGAAGTACTACTTTCTTGAGTCGGATTCGTCGATCGACAAGGCTGTTCGGCGGTCATTGAGCTCGAAGAAGGTGTTCAACGAGAGGGCATTCGTCGGTTAGAATACGTGTGACGGTGGGTCGGGAGAGTGGTCACTTTTTATTTGGTGGCCATTTTTCCGTCACACTGGCCATTTTTTCATGTTACAGAAGTGACAGATGATACTCATCACACGTATTGTGGACAAAAAAGTGGACACTTAGGTGTCACACGTATTGTGGACTTTTCCTTGGAATTGCAACGAAAGGTCACAAAGTGGCCATTTTTTGTAAAATATATATATTGATTGATTGATTGATTTTTTAATATATATATGAGTATAGGGTTTTTTGGGTATTTTTTGTCCACCCCTTCCTTGAGGCTGTTTGATGATGTTTGACGATGTTTATCGATCGAATTTTCACATTAGTCACATCTGTAACAAAACCCCATCCAATCTAAGGATACCCCCTCTACAATACGTGTGACACCCCTTGTCGCAATCTACGCATATAATGATAAGAAGGATAGAAACAAGCCTATCCCTTCTTATAGGCTTACCCAGAGGAGCACACTATGCGTGAGTCACAATTCCAAGCACAGCTCATCAAGAAGCTGAACAAGATGCTTCCGGGGATCATCATTCTGAAAAATGATCCCAACTACATTCAAGGTATACCCGATCTGATTCTTCTCTACAAGAATCGTTGGGCAGCCCTTGAGGTGAAGCGAGGCGCCATTGCCTCAGTCCGTCCGAATCAAGCACACTATGTTCGGACCATGCATGCTATGTCGTATGCCGCATTCATCTACCCTGAGAACGAGAGCGAGATCCTCAGTGAAGTTCAACAATCACTCACAGCTTAATGGAGCCCACGCATTCCTTTCTGCCAGTAAGTATCACTGGCTCAACTACTCTCCAGACAAACTGATCGAGACCTTCCGAACCGCCCAGGCTGCCGCAAAGGGAACCCGTCTTCATGAGCTCGCCGCTGAGCACATTCGGTTGAAGATGCGCATGCCTCGAAACAAGGTGACATTCAACAACTATGTTAACGATGCTATTGGGTTTCGGATGGAGCCGGAGCAAGTCCTGTTTTACTCGGTCAACTGCTTTGGCACTGCTGACGCTATCTCCTTTGACAAGGGCCTGCTTCGCATCCACGATCTGAAGACTGGCGTTCACCCCGCCAAGATTGATCAGCTCATGATCTACGCGGCACTCTTCTGCCTCGAGTATGATGAGCGTCCTGGGGCTATCAACTATGAGCTCCGTATCTACCAGAATGACGATATTCAGGTAGCAAACCCGGAGGGCGACGACATCGCCCCTATCATGGACACCATCATCCAATTCGACAAGCTTATTGAGAAGATCAAGGAAGAGGAGGCCTAATGGATCTCGCTCACTATGGTGTTAAGCGTAAGTCTGGACGTTACCCCTGGGGTTCCGGAAAGGACCCGCATCAGCACTCGGGCGACCTCCTCTCCACCATCAAGGATCTGAAGGCGAAGGGTCTCTCCGAGACTGAGATCGCCAAGGGCCTTGGAATGACTACCACCCAGCTTCGAGCCCAGAAGTCCATTGCCAAGAACGAGAAGCGTAAGGCTGACGTTGCAATGGTGGCCCGGCTCAAGGAAAAGGGTATGTCCAACACGGCCATTGGTCGTCGAATGGGCATCAACGAGTCCTCCGTTCGAGCGCTTTTAGACCCCACCCTCAAAGAAAGGGCGGGGAGTACTGAAGCGCTGGCTAAGGAGCTCAAGAAGCAGGTCGGTAAGGACGGTCTACTTGACGTCGGACTCGGCGTTGAGGTCAACATGGGCGTTACGAGCACCAAGATGAAGACCGCCACCGCCATGCTCGAGGCCGAGGGCTATCACGTCCACAAGGTGAAGGTCCAGCAGCAGACGACTGGTAAGTTCACCGAAATGAAGGTCCTGGTGCCTCCGGGCATGGACTACAAGACGGTTCTGGCCAAGCGGGGCGAAATTAAGGCCCCCGGGGTCAATATTGAGGACCGGGGTCATACGGTATACGGTATCGAGAAGCCCACTGCAGTTTCTAGCAAGCGACTTAAGGTTCGCTATGGAAACGAGGGTGGTACCGATATGGACGGTGTCATTGAGGTTAGACGTGGAGTCAAAGACCTCTCCCTCGGTTCTTCCAACTATGCCCAGGTTCGAATCAGTGTTGACGGTACGCACTATCTCAAGGGTATGGCGATGTACTCGGATGACATCCCCAAGGGATATGATCTCCGGTTCAACACGAACAAGAACCCGACCGGAAACAAACTGGATGCCCTTAAGAAGCAGACAGGTGACCCGGCGAACCCATTCGGTTCAGTAATCCGCAAGCAGCTTCACTACACCGACTCGAATGGTCGGAAGAAGCTCTCTGCGATGAACATCGTTAATGACGAAGGTACTTGGGGTGATTGGTCTAAGACCTTGAGCTCACAGTTCCTTTCGAAGCAGCCCGTCTCTCTTGCTAAGCAGCAGCTTCAGAAGGTACGAGACAAGCGCCGGGCAGAGTTCGAAGAGATTATGGCTCTTACGAACCCCTCGGTCAAGAAGAAGCTGCTTCAGTCGTTTGCCGACTCTGTTGACTCCGATGCCGTCGATCTTAAGGCGGCAGCTCTACCTCGGCAGGCCAGTCAGGTAATCCTTCCAGTCCCCAAGATGAAGACCACAGAGGTTTACGCCCCCAACTTCAAACATGGGGAGAAAGTTGTTCTTGTTCGTCACCCTCACGGTGGACGATTCGAGATTCCTGAGCTGACAGTCAACAACAAAAACCCCCATGCCAGAAAAGCAATAGGGACCAAGGTTAAGGATGCAATCGGAATCCACCCTAAGGTGGCGGAGCGTCTGTCTGGTGCAGACTTCGACGGAGACTCTGTTCTATGTATTCCAAACAATAGCGGAAAGGTGAAGACCTCTCCTGCTCTGAAGGGCCTGAAGGATTTCGATCCCAAGGTTATGTATCCTGCCTACCCCGGAATGACGCCCATGACTTCTAAGCAGAAGCAGATGAAGATGGGTGAGGTCTCAAACCTGATCACTGATATGACTATCGGTGGTGCAAACCAGGCTGAGATTGCCCGGGCCGTTAGGCACTCCATGGTTGTGATTGACGCTGAGAAGCACAAGCTCAACTACAAGCAGTCCGAGATTGACAACGGTATTGCCGCCCTCAAGAAGAAATACCAGGGTAAGGCAAATGCCGGGGCTTCCACTCTCATCAGCCGTGCCTCATCTGAGAAACGGGTTCCTGAAAGAAAAGCCCGGTCCGCTTCAAAGGGTGGGCCCATTGACAAGAAGACTGGACGCAAGGTCTATGAAGAGACTGGGGCTACTTATGTGGACAAGCATGGTAAGACTGTGCTTCGTACTGAGAAGTCCACTAAGTTGGCCGAGACCCATGATGCATACTCCCTTGTTTCAAAGAATGGGAGTGCTATTGAAACGGTCTATGCCAATCACTCTAACGAACTGAAGGCTATGGCTAACGAAGCCCGTAAGGCTACGCTTGCTATCCCCTCTGTTCGAAAGAACCCCCAGGCCGCAAAGACCTATGCCCCTGAAGTTAAATCCCTCAAGGCCAAAGTAAACGAGGCCCTCCGGAATAAACCCAGGGAAAGACAGGCTCAGGTCCTAGCTGACGCAGTCATTAGGGCTAAGAAGCAAGCTGATCCAACTCTTGCCAATGATAAAGAGCGTCTCCAGAAAGCCCGGCGCCAGGCTTTAGCCGAGGCCCGTCAAAGAACGGGGGCTGGTAAGAAGCCTTTCGCTATCACTCCTCGAGAGTGGCAGGCTATCCAGGAAGGTGCTGTCTCACAGGCTGCTCTCAACAAGGTTCTTGAACTTGCTGATGAATCAGTAGTAAGGGAACTGGCTACACCTAGGTCGCAGCCTAAGGTATCGTCTAGCATGGTGTCCAGAGCCAAGGCTATGAGTAGTAGAGGTAAGACTGCTGCTGAGATTGCTGAAGCTTTGGGAATCTCTACAACATCTGTTCACCGTGCTCTAGAGGAGGGCTGACCACACCATGGTACACACCCTCTCACAGGGCCTCTCTAAGGAGGTCTACTATGGCTAGGATGCTGTCTACTACTGACAATCCTTACGATCCAAGAACTTCATGGGACGAATGGTTTGCTTTTGACACTGCCCATGGCTACGGTACCTGTGGCCTCCTGGCCAGGCTGTGCACATCAAGCGATTCGTTAAGTGAAGAACTTGAAATCGAAGAAATTGAAAATGCAATTGATCGAATTCTCAATCTTGATGGAACAAATTTCTATCAAACTTTTGAGATCGATGATTGAAAAATAAAAATTTCTTCGTCGACCCGGGGGAGGGGGGTCTCGCATTTAGGCCCCCCACCCTCATCGCCGCCCCCTCCATATTTTCCCCGGAGGGATATTTGGAAAGCCAATTGGGGACTAGGTTCTAGGGCTCACAGGAAGTTTTTGTGTGCTCCTTTCTTCCTGCTGGTCTCGCTCACAACGGGCCCTAGAATCTAGCCCTCAATTGGCCCCAAACGCCCTCTATCTAAGGAGCAACTATGGGTAAAAGGGCCGCAACCCCATCTAAACCAGCTCGAACTGTGGAACAACGAGAGGCGCAGATGATCAATCTCGCGCTTGAGCTTGCTGAGAAGCAGCTTCGAGAGGGTACAGCACCGGCAACCACGGTGAATCACTATCTCAAGCTCGCCTCCACAAGAGAACAGCTGGAGGTAGAGAAACTGAGGAACGAAACAGCACTCCTCGAGGCGAAGAAGACGGCGCTTGTCAGTGCCGAGCAAGCCGAGAAGATTGCCAAAGAAGCCATCGAAGCCTTCCGTACATACTCTGGAGCGGGAGATGTTACGAACGTATACTGAACTGGCGCGCCTCGAGACCTTTGAGGAGCGGTTTGACTACCTGGCTCTCACCGGGCAAGTCGGTACGGCCACGTTTGGCTTCGATCGTTACCTGAACCAACGATTCTACACCTCAACGGAGTGGAAGAAGGTCAGGAACTTTGTTCTGGCTCGAGATGAAGCCTGTGACCTCGGGATCGAGGGACTTGACATCAGATACATGCCGCTAATCCACCACATGAATCCGATTCAGCCCAAAGATCTCGAGGAATTCAATCCAGACATCCTCGAGCCAGAGTTTCTCATTACCACGACCAAGAATACCCACAACGCGATACACTTCGGAGACCGATCGAGGTTGACACCACGAGTTGTTGAGCGTCGACCGAATGATCAAGCTCCCTGGAGGATCTAATGGGAACCATTCTTGAAGATACTAAGAAGGCAATCGGCATCATGCCGGGATATGATGCCTTCGACGACCAGATCCTCATGCACATCAACACTGCACGGATGGATCTCGCACAATTGGGGCCAAAATGCGATACCCCGATTGAGAAGGATACTGCTTGGACCGTCTTTGATTCAATCGACGATGAAGCAGCAATCAAGTCTTACATCGCCATGAAGGTTAAGCTGTTCTTCGACCCACCGGGGAACTCCTTCTTGGTTCAGGCTTACCAGAAGCTGATCGAGGAGGCAGCATGGCGACTGATCTATCAGACCGAGGGGAAGCAGAGGTAGAAGACCTCGTTCACCATGGTGTAAAAGGCCAGAAATGGGGCGTCATCCGCAAGAAGGCTAGCGCTGGTCGGAAGGCCACCATCAAGGCCATCCAGAAGAGTGGGCGATTCACCGCCAACGCCACCAAGACGACTATCAAGACTGCTCGAACTGGGGCAGCTAAGGTACAGAAGGCTAAGCAGGCCCATGACCAGCGAGTCGCCGGAAAGAAACAGGCTAAGGCAGACGCCAAGGCCCGAAAGAAGTTCGCAAACCGCGGATATAAGAAGATCAGCGACACCGAACTCCAGTCTCGAATTAAGCGGCTGGAGCAAGAGAAACGCTATCGGGAGCTCAAGGCCGATCGCCACCTGGTTCGAGGTCGTGAAGTCACTCGATCGATCCTCGAGAACTCTCTGACGAAGGCTGGGACCTATGCTGGGACCAAGCTGATGAAGTCTGCATTCGATAATGCCTTCGACGCTGGGAAGGGCGGTAAATCCACGGCCGAGACCCTTAAGAAGGCGGCTGAGAAGGCCAAGGAAGCCGCTGAGGCTGCCTCCGTTGTCGCGGAAGAGGCTAAGGCTGAGTATCGGTCGACTGGTGGACCTACTAAGGTAAAGGGTCCGGCTCTTCCAAAGAGTAAGACTCCGAAGCAGATCGAGAAGCCGAAGTCGTACAAGCAGACTAAGCCCTCCCCCAAGAAGAAGCGCTACCCGCGCAACCCTGGGAGCACAGCTAAGTAATGCTCTCGAACACCGCAGTACCAAAATACTACGGGCAGTTTCGAGATGCAGTCGTCCGAGGAGAGATTCCGGTATGCGAAGAAATCTCATGTGAGATGAATCGCATCGATGCTCTCATCGCAAACCCGGAATACTACTATGACGACAAGGCTGTAGAGGGCTTTATCGCTTACTGCGAGAATGAGCTCACGCTGTCCGACGGAGCCGACCTCCACTTGCTCGACAGCTTCAAGCTCTGGGCCGAACAGCTCCTTGGCTGGTACTACTTCGAGGATCGCCAGGTCTTCGTCCCATATGAGGACGGAGTCGGCGGTCGATACGAGACCAAAACAGTAAAGAAGCGCCTAACGATTAAGCAGTATCTGATCGTTGCTCGTGGAGCAGCGAAGTCGATGTACATGTCACTCATCCAGAACTACTTCATGGTGATTGACACTACGACGACACATCAGATTGCTACGGCTCCGACCATGAAGCAGGCTGAAGAGGTGATGGGTCCATTCCGGACCGCAATCACCCGTGCCCGAGGTCCGCTGTATAAGTTCCTGACTGAGGGATCCATTCAAAATACAACTGGTGCGAGGGCTAACCGCCAGAAGCTGGTTGCTACGAAGAAGGGTGTGGAGAACTTCCTCACCGGATCCCTTCTCGAGGTTCGACCTATGTCTATCGACAAGCTGCAGGGTCTTCGACCCAAGGTTTGTACAGTAGATGAGTGGCTTTCCGGCGACATCCGAGAGGACGTGGTCGGTGCACTTGAACAGGGTGCCTCGAAGATCGATGACCCGGTCATTCTGGCCGTATCATCCGAGGGAACCATCCGCAATGCGGTGGGTGACACCATGAAGATGGAGTTGCTCAAAATCCTGAAGGGCGAATACATCGCCCCTCACATCTCAATCTTCTACTACCGCCTTGACGACATCAAGGAAGTAGCAGATCCTGCTATGTGGGTGAAAGCCCAGCCGAACATTGGCATCACTGTCTCTTATGATCGGTATCAGCAGGACGTCGAGCGAATGGAACAAGCCCCTGCTGCTCGAAACGACATCCTCGCCAAGAGGTTCGGGATCCCCATGGAGGGATACACGTACTTCTTCACATATGAGGAGACGATCCCGCACAGGAAGAACACCTTCTGGAACATGCAGTGTGCCATGGGCGCCGACCTGTCCCAGGGTGATGACTTCTGTGCCTTCACCTTCCTATTCCCGCTTAGGAATCAGGCTTTCGGCGTAAAGACGTTGGCATATATCTCTGAGCTGACGCTCATGAAGTTGCCGGGCGCCCTACGCCAGAAGTATGATGAGTTCATCCAAGAGGGAAGCCTCCGAGTTATGGAGGGCACCGTCCTGGACATGATGGAGGTCTATGAAGATCTGGACCTCTACATCGACGAACAGAAGTACGACGTCTCGGCGTTTGGGTTCGACCCGTACAATGCCAAGGAGTTCGTAACTCGATGGGAACAGGAGAACGGACCGTACGGTATTGAGAAGGTCATTCAGGGAGCCCGGACAGAATCAGTACCCCTCGGGGAGCTGAAGAAGCTGGCCTCGGAGCGCCTTCTCATCTTCGACCAGGAACTCATGTCCTTCACCATGGGGAACTGCGTGACTCTCGAGGATACCAACGGAAACCGGAAGCTACTGAAGAAGCGCTCGGAAGAGAAGATCGACTCAGTAGCTGCTCTGATGGATGCCTTCGTGGCATACAAGATCAACAAGGAGGCATTCGAATGAGCGAGGAGGTGAAATGGGTCTTAGTGATCGACTAGCTCACGCATGGAATGCGTTTTCAAAATCCCCGGACAAGAAGAACTTCACACCGGAGTATGGTTCATGGACATTCGGTAATCCAAACCTGAATTACCGACCTGTCGTCGGCGACCAGACAATCGTCACGAGCATCTATAACCAGATTGCTATTGACGTATCGAATGTTCCAATTCGACATGTCAAGACTGACGATAACGGCAACCTCAAGAGCTACTACCGTAGCTACCTTGATGACTGCCTGTCTCTGAGCGCCAACATTGACCAGACCGGTCAGGGATTCTTCCAGGATTTGGTACTCACGCTCTTCGAGGAAGGCGCTGTAGCGATCGTTCCAGTAGACACAGATGTCAGCCCAGACTTGACTCAGGGCTACGACATCAAGTCTATGCGAGTCGGCACAATCCTGAACTGGTATCCTCGCCACGTTCGAGTCGAGGTCTACAACGACCAGACTGGACAGCGAGAACAGCTGACTCTTGAGAAGGAGTTTGTTGCGGTCGTACAGAATCCTCTGTACAGTGTGATGAATGCTCCGAACTCTACGCTGCAGCGACTGACTCAGAAGCTCCACCTGTTGGATGCCATCGATAAGCAGTCCGGATCTGGTAAGCTGGACATCATCATTCAGCTTCCGTACGTCGTCAAGACAGAGCTGAAGAAGCAGCAGGCCGAGGCACGGCGAAAGGCAATTGAGGAACAGCTCGCAGGGTCTCAGTATGGTATCGCCTACACCGACGGTGCCGAGCGAATCACTCAGCTGAACCGACCTTCCGAGAACAACCTCATGAGTCAGATTCAGTGGCTCACCACCCAGCTGTACAACCAGCTCGGAATGACTGAGGATGTCTTCACCGGCAAGGCTGATGCTCGACAGATGCTGAACTACCAGAACCGAACGGTTCGTCCAGTTCTGAAGGCGATCACGGATGCCATCACCAGGACTTTCCTCACCAAGACTGCCCGAACGCAGCGTCAGCGGATCATGGCGATCGAGGATCCATTCCTCAACGTCCCGCTGGAGGAGATGTCCAAGCTGGTCGACTCCGTCAAGCGCAACGAGATTGGTACCGCTAATGAGCTTCGACCGAAGTTCGGATGGGCCCAGTCTGAAGACGAGACGGCAAACCAGTTGGTGAACTCCAACATCAATCCGATGGGCGAGGAACAGCCGCCTGGCGAAGAGCCGGTCGACGAAGTCCCTGCATCGGAGGTACCAATTTCCGAACTGATGGAGAGTAGTCAAAATGGCAGTTAAGTGCGATTTCTCTGGCTACGCCACGAAGAACGATGTTCGGTGCTCGGATAACAAGGTCATCCGACACGGGGCATTCGCGGCGTATGATGGGAAGACTGTACCTCTGGTCTGGCAGCACAAGCACGGCGACGTCGAGAACGTCCTCGGGCATGCCGACCTTGAGGTTCGTGAGGATGG